CGTACTGATACATCAGTTCGGCTTCCGCAGGCGTGGGAAGGTGATTCAGCCACTCTACCTTGAAACTGCTCCAGGGAATATCCATTTCTCTCAACAGGGTAAAGTCCTCCATCGTGCCGTAGAGTTCAGGCACGGAGTGGGTCTTGTGCAACCAGTCCCAGTATTCCTCTAGAACGTACCTAGCGGTATCGTTCCAGTAGAATACCAAGTACGCCATTGAGGTGCGCACAATCTCCCACCGGAGGGTCCCCCTGTTGCGTTCGGGAACCAGGAAAAGTTCGTAGAGGTCCTGAATTGACCGAGTCGGACGTACCCCCCAGGGAGTCTGGAGGAAGTACATACTGAGGAAGGACCCGGACTTCTTCGGTTCTGGGTCCTCATCGATGTCAACAAGTACCGTTGACACGTAGGACTTCTCAGCGGAGACACTGAGACCGAATGACCCGTAGAGGGCGTCCTTCCACAGTTCCAACTCGTCCACTGCGGGACGTGGCCTATCATAGACCGCAACTATGCTATCATCCCCAAAGGTCCAGACCTTCACCTTCCGACCCAACAGATGTGACGCATGTAATAATGCGATCCAATTCGCGTAAGAATCAGCCAGGCTCGTCCAAGGATCCCCGGAGGCCACCCCCCGGGGCTTGCGATACACCTGCCCGTCTGGCATAGCCACACGGGTGTGTACCAGGTTTTCGTACTGGGCCTGCCAGTACGGGACGAACCCTGGCTCTTTCTCAAAGCGAGATGAGATATGCTTCATCACATGCTTCAAAAGAAGGGCCGGAATGCTTTGGTCGAACTTGGAGAAATCAAGGAAGAGAAAATAGCTTGCTCCTTGAGCCCAGTTCGCGATCTGCTGATAGTTGCCGGAGAAAGGACCCATACCTAAGAGAACCCCCCCATTCTCCTTAGGTACCGATCGGAGATGGCCCATATATGGTGAAGATGCCATACTAGCGAGGAGGTGATGCTCGAGATCGGGCATAACGATTAACCTCCCCTCCTTCCGATCGGGCGCTGACCGATCCACAGTCAGGCCGACTCTCTTTCCCCGCCCTGCCACGCCCGCAGGTGGGACCACATAAACTTCACCTGAGTCACGGATACGACCCAGAGTACGAGTGGCTTCGACGAGTGCAGGCATTAGAGCCTCC